GCTAGGGTTTACGGTGTATGCCTAAAGGAGGGCGAGCCATGGGTGGGGAATCAAGACAGAAGGTCGAGCTGGGCGAACTGATCGAGCAGCTGCTAAAGGACGTGCGGGCCATCGACGGCAATGCGGAGCTGAGCAGGGGCGACAAGACCAAGCGTCTGACCCGGCTCGCGGCCAGGCTGAAAAACACGCTGTTCGAGGACCGCCGGCGCAAGGAGGAGGACAAGCTCGCGGCGTCGAGTTATCGCCGGTACCTGACCACCATCCGCAAGGCGGTCACCGCGCAGAACTGGCGGCACCACTCGCTCGAGGAGGCGATCGGCCGGATGGCCAAGCGGCACCCGCGCTGGGCCGAGCAGCTCGAGGCGATGGGCGCGCATGCGCAGATCAGCGAGGTGCGCCTTGCACACCGCGACCTGCTGGCCGAGGTGCGCCGCGCTGGCGACTCTGACGCCTACGACGATATCCGCGCGATGAAGCTCGACCACGAGATCATGCGCCACCTGACGCTGCCAGCCGCGACCAAGGCCGACCTGGCCGACGAGCAGCTCGAGCGCATCGAGGAGCGGTCGACGAATACGGTCGAGATCAATTACCACTGGCTGATGGCGACGATCGACGGCCTGCTGAGCCAGCAGCAATTGCGCGCCGATGGGTCGGCCGCGCCCTACTTCTCGCACCTGGCGCTGGGGCTGGCGCTGGCCACCGGGCGGCGCGAGATCGAGGTGCTCAAGCTGGGCCGCTTCAAGAAGGTGGGCGAGTTCGAGCTCGAGTTTTCCGGCCAGGCCAAGCGGCGCGAGGGCGTCGACTACAGCGAGACCTTCCGCATCTATAGCCTGGTCAGGGCCGACGAGGTGCTCGAGGCCTTCGCCAAGCTGCGCGCGCTGCCCGAGGTGCTCGAGCTGCAGCACCTGTCGAACGTCGAGGTGAACCGGCGCGTGGCCAAGACGCTGAACACGCTGACCAAGCGCGTCTTCGGCAGCGAGGAGCGGGTTTTCAAGGATAGCCGGTCAATCTGGGCGCGGATCGTTTTCGAGCGCTACTTCGGCCAGGATGCGCGCTGGAAGAAGGTCAACGAGGACGTGTTCTGGCAGGAAATGCTCGGGCACGAGGGGATGAAGTCGCAGATCCACTACAAGGCCTTCAAAATCGACTATGTCGAGCCGGTGGCTACCGCCGGGGCGGTGCCTGGCAAGTGGGCGAACCGCCTCGAGGCGCTGCAGGCGCTCGACGAGCACGAGCGGATCCGCGCGAGCTCCTCGCTATACCGCATTCACCAGTGGGTGAAAGAGACCGTGAAGGCCGCACCCGAGGCGCGGATCTCGCAGAAGGCGATCGCCACCAACGTGGGCAGCTACCGGCCGAATATCAAGGAGTACCTCGAGATCGCCGCCGAGGCGCTGGCCACGCCTAACCACTCGCTCGAGGCTGTCGCGCTCGAGGTGCCCGACCAGGTCGCCAAGGCGAAGCCGCGAATGGTGGCGCATCTGCAGGAAGGTGGGCTCTATCGGGCAACCGCAACGATCAACGGGGTGGTGGTCGCAACGGCCGAACACGCCGACCGCATGAAAGCCATGGCCGAGGCCTTCAAGAAGGCTGGCGGTTAGGGAACAGGCACGCGACGGTGCCTTTCGCGGTGCAATCTACAGCCGGGGCTTGCCCCGGCTTTTGCCGTAAGGCGTAAGCCTCCTCGAGCGCCTCGGCGGCCTGCTCCTGCAGATCCTGAACCGAGGCGAGCGCCTCGAGGATCTGCTCAAGGCTGACCTGCTGCGCGCTGACCTGGACCATCACGAGCAGGGCCTGCGCCCTGCGAATCTTGTTTGCGGCGGCGTCCATCCTTTCGAGACTCATCAACCGACTACCCTCCTCTGGCGATGATGCCAATCTGCCTTGCTGTTCATTCGTACAGTATCTCACCGAGCGGGCGCCTGGAGAAGTTTCTCGGCGAAGCCAAGTGTCCGATTTATTGACGCATCACTGAGCCGACCACTTACGAAGTCCCGAACCACCTCCGGCGCCAGCGCCCCCACGAGGCGCGACAGCGGTATGCCGGAAGGGCGGTAACAGCGAGAAGCCAAAGCGAGTAGATGCTCGGTTACTGCCAAGGGATACTTTTCATCTGTGTCTGTACCCTCACAATGCAAAGTGTCACTTTCGCTGCAGGCCACGGCCGCCGGGGCCTGTGGTTCAACTGGCAGGGCTTCGGGGGCTTCCTTGGGCTGGTAGTCACTGGCCGCCTCGTGGGTCGTCAATGAGTGGACACCGAGCGCCTGACGACGCAAGACATAGGCCATCACGAACGACCACCGGTCGGCATTGATCGAGAACAGGTTCCGCCCATTGCTCGAACGCTTCTCGACCGTGAGGCCGAACCGCTCGAGCATCGACTTGACCAGCGTCGTGGCGCAGACCTTGGCGCTGGTGCTGTGCAGGTGGCGGCCGACGCGCAGGGCGTTGTAGGCATCAAGGGCCTGCTGGCTTGCGGTGACCTTGGCGAGCACTTGCTTGCATTGCTCGGCGGAGAACTCGCCGGCGCCGGTGTGGCGATCGAGGCCGAGGATCTCGAACAGCTCGACCAGGAAGGCGCGTGTGGCCGTCTTGTAGCGGTGCTGGGTCAGAACCACGCGCGCTTTGCGCTGGGCTTCGTCGTAGGCCTTGGCCTGGGCTTCCTCGGCCTGCAGCAGCTCGAGGGCCACGACCTTGGCGATGCCGCGATCGTCGTAGAAGGCGACGTCGTCTTCGGTGGGCTCGAGCACGCCGAGCTGGTGGGCCAGGTGGTAGCGGTCGACCTGGGCACTCTCGGTCTCGCTGCGGACTTCCTGACGGTTGAGGCGGCCGAAGGTCTCCTCGTCGGGCACCTCGACGCTGGTCAGCAGATCCATACGCTTGGCGAAGACGAGCGCGCCGGCGTGCTTGCGGTTGCTGCGGCTTTCTTTCGTGCGCTCGGGGTCGTCGAGATCCGCACGGCCGACCTGGTAGCCGTCGGCGATCAGCATCAGCAGCAGGTTGTTGGCAAAGTCGTTGCGGGCCTTGTTTTCGGTGGTGACGCTGGTCAGGTACAAATGATCAAAAGCGGTTTTCTTCCTGACGAAGCGAACCTCGCCGGCATTCTCCTCGAATGCGAAGGTGATCTCGTCGAGCTGCATCAGGCCGCGATAAATGGCCTCTGGATCCGTGGCGCGCTGGGCTGAGCTGTGACCGATGCCGACCAGGTACTCGCGCGCGGTACGGTCACGGCGCAGCATCTGGATGGCGTCAGAGGGGCTGACGGTGTTGCCGCTGAACAGGCCGACATGGCGCTCGAAGTGCGGCGTGGTCATGGAAACGCCCGAGCTGATCGCCGGCGAGTAGATCAAGACGTCGTACTTCACCGCCTCGGCGTTTGGTCTGCGCAGGAAGGCCTCGACGTTCGGGTCGGCCTTGCTGTCGGCGTGCACCAGGAGCATGCGCAGCGGCTTGCATTCGCCGTGCTCGATGCGCTCCTCGATCAGGGCGGCCATTTTCTTGGCCGACTCGGCCGAGTCGTTGGCGACCAGGACGCGCTTGCCGGCGCAGATCCAATCGAGCGCGACCTGCCAGGCGGTCTCGTCGTCGGTGTGGTTGACGCGGATATGATCGGTTGGGCCTACGACCTCGAGGATGGTGATCGGCTGGCCGGGGCGGGCGAGCTCGCAGAACTCGACCACCGCGTCGTTGGCGTCGGCGTCGCAGAGCAGAACGCGGCGCGCCGAGGCGACCGCGTCGAGCAGAGCATCGAACACGCGCACGCGGCCGTCGACCGGGCCGGTGGCGGTGTGGCTGATCACCTGGCTGGCTTCATCGATGCAGAGGGTATCGACGGTGGTGAACCACGAGCGCTCGTCGGTGTTGTAGAACTTCGGATGGGTCAGCGAGTTGACGCAGCAGGCCAGGTGCGAGACGTCGCGCATCCACGCGGCCGATACCTGCTGATAGTGCTGGATGTTGAGGCGCGAGGCGGCGTCGTCGAGCAGCGAGACGCGGTGGGCGATATAGGCGGCTTTCGGCGCGGCCTGCATCAGCGGCGCGATCAGCTTCTCGGTTTTGCCGGAGCCCATTGGCGCGCGGCTGATGATCATGCCCTCGAGGGAATCGACCAGGTCGGCGAAGTGCGGGGGCAGCTCGATGCCGCCGTGCGCAGCGCGCACGCCTTCGACGCGCAGGTGCTGCACGTGCGGCTTGGCCAGGGTGGCAGCGGAGAAGCCGCGCAGCTCGCGGGCCTGCTGCAGCTTCTGGTCGGCCAGCCACTTTACGAAGCGGCGGATCTTGAAGCGGTCGACCTCGACGCCGGCCGGGATCTTCTTCTCGACCATGCGCAGCACTTCGCGGCCGGTGTAGCGGATCGGCACCAGGAGCATGCCGGCGGCGACGGCCGACTTGGCGGCCTTCTCGGCGGTCAGGCCGGAATAACCGAGGCGCTGCAGGCAGTAATCAAACCAGTCTTTCTCGGCGCGCAGCACGCTGTCGCGGGCGCGCAGGGCCTTGGCGGTGGCGGCCAGGCCAAAGGCGACGTGGTAGTCGTTCCAGTCGGTCGGCCCCTTGCGGGCGGCCTTGAACGCGGCCAGTTCTTCACCGCTGAACCCGACGACAGGCGCCCGGTTTTGCGCGCGCAGCTCGGCAATCTGCTGGGCGCTGCAGCCGAACAGCTCGAGGCTGGCGGCGAAGTTGGGGACGATGGCCGGGTGCTGCAGCTCGCGGTGGATCTCGAGGCCTGCTAGCACGCCGGCGTTGCCGGCCTGTGGCTTCCACTGGTCGTTGTCGGCGGCGTTATGGAAGCGCCAGGCCGGGTAGTGCTTGGCGTACTGGCGCAGCACCTTGCCGAGGTTGTCGACGTTGAAGGTGACCACGACGGCCACTTCGTTGCCGGCCTCGAGCTCGGCCAGGTAGACGCTGGCGCCGGTGGCGAAGCCTTCGACGCTGTAGCGGCGGTCGGCGGTCTCGAGGTCGCCAAGGATGCAGTGGGCGCCGTCCATCTTGACGCCGGTGCCCTGCAGCTTCTTGTCGGCATAGAGGCGCTGCAGGCCAAGGAACACGCCGGAGATATTGAACAGCGGAACGGCGGTAAACTCGCCGTGACTGTCACGCATACGTTGCATTTTGAAGCGTGACGCGATCGCCGCGATCTGCTTCGCCTGCAGGTAAGGGGCGCTGCCGTCCTCCTCGCCAATGACCTCGACGAAGCCCTTTCGGATCTTGCCGCCGGCTTCGTACTCGAACTCGTGGCGCCCGCCGCAGTGCCAGGCGGCCTCATAGGCCAGCCGCTCGCGGTGGATCCGCGCCTCGGCTTCGGCCCGGCGTCGGTCGTTTTCTTTCTGCGCGGCTTCGCGCTTGGCGCGCTGTTCTTCCTGGCGGGCCAGCCATTGCTGGTGCTTCTCGCTGGCAACGGTGCCGCCTTCGCGCTTGTAGAGCTCGGCCAGGGCGACGAGGCCCGACCAGGTCGCGTGCCCATAGGCCGGGTTGTTGTTGTTGAAGGTGAAGAAGGGATAGTCGAAGTCGTCGGCGCGCTTCGTGTCGCCCCACGCCATGACCTTGCCCCGGTGAATCTTGTCGGTTACGCCGTCTTTACCCTTGGGGCGGGCCTTGTCGCCGCGTAGGCCGATCTCGTTGCGAATCGCTGACCAGCGGATGCCGACCGAGGCCGCCACGTCGGCGATATCGGCGTCGAAAAAGTCGATCAGCGACCAGGGGTCGGAGCGGAACCGCTCGGCGTAGAACCGGGCCAGTGCGCTCGCGTCGTCCTTAGTGTTCTGCATGTTGTTCCTTTGCACAAAAACGCAAAAGCACAAAAGAGCAATCCGTTGACGCTGCAATGATGGGGTTTAGACTGGCCGTGCTGAAGCGCTATGCCCCGATTTCCTCCTGCCCGCAAAACAGGGAAAATCTTCAACAGGGTCAAGCACTTGTGTTTTGTCCAGTTCGCCCACCAGCGACGTTTTCAGATCAGCCCCGAGGTTACCAGCCCCGGGGCTTTTTCTTTTCCGCCTTGCTGAAAAGGTGATGCTGCGGGATTAAGCCCGCAGTCTACGCCATATTTTCAGTACACAGAACCACCCTCAAATTCAGTTCATCGAATCAGGCCTTTGGCGATGCTCATGCGCATGCCGGTGACGAGGCCGATCACCTTGAAGTTACCGTCGACCGAGATCGGCGGGAACTGTGGATTTAACGGTCGAAGGTACCGCTGCGAGCCGTCCTGGATCAACTTCTTGAAGGTCGGCTCGGCTGGGGTGACGGTGTAACCGACCACCAGGTCGTTGGCCTCGGCTTCCTGTCGCGGATCCACGAAAATGACCGACCCCACCGGAAAGGCTGGGCCACTTGGGGCGTGCATGGTGTCGTCGCGAACCAACAGGCCGAACACCGCCCCGGGCGGATTATCCGGTGCAAGCACCCAAGGCGTACCGGTCGGAAGCCGTTCTATGGCGGGGCTTTTAGCCCATTCAGCGGCCATTTCCCAAGGGATGACCGGCACACGTTTTACCGTCTCGGCCGGCGCTGCAGGAACCTGGGTTCCGCCGAGTGACTCCTCGATCAGTGCGTCGATAGTGGTGCCGAAAGCCTTCGCCAATGCGTAGGCCGTCAGCACGGTGGGGACGCTCTTTTCCTTCTCGATGGCGGATAGCGCGCTTGGGTAGACGACATTGTCTGCCGCGTCGCACAGACGCTGGAGCGACCAGTGCTGCGCTTGTCGGCGCCGGAGTATCGCCGGCCCGATAGAAAACTTTTGGTTCATGGTGGCCCCTCTCAGTCCCTTTCTATTGTCCGTCCTGAATAGGCAACACTTCCATTCAGCGTAGCCAAATGATCTTGCTTCTTTCGTTCTGTACACAGAAAATGTCGCCATAACTACATTCAGACCCACAACGAGGGGAAAAGTGCTATGGCGGCACGTACAGAGCGGGAAATCGTGCTCGAGGCCACTAATCTGTGGTTTCGGCATTCGGAGTGGTCGGTCGAAAAGTTCGCCCACGAGCGCCTCGCACCTGCTCTGGCTGCTGCCGATCTGGTCGAGCCCCTGGCAGAGCCCGCCGACGGCGAGGAGTACCTGCGCAGCCGCAAGGCCTGGGGCCAGCGGCTAAACAGGATCTTCAACGGCACCGCCCCCTTCCCGCTCGAGTGGAAACAAGTCTGGCTCGACTGCCTGCCGCCTGATGAAGCCAAGCGCGCGCAGCAGGAGTGCCTCGCGCTGATCGGTGTGCCGAATCTGCGCCTTCCTACCCTCTCGCCCTCCCCGGCTGCTGCTGTGCCTGCGCGTATCGGCGAGGTGATGGAGGAGGTCGGCCAGTTCATCGCAGCCGCCAAGCCCTCACACAACGGCCGCTATGACCGCAACGACGACCCCGCCGAAGTCGATCGCATGCTCAAGGAGGGCGTCGACGCCGTCTTCGCTCTGATCAACGAGCTGACATCGGTCGCCGCCGGTACCGGCCGCCCCCTTCCCGCGCTGCAGCTGCTGATCGACCAGGGCAAGGCGGTGGCCAATGACTGACGCCGTGCTCGACCAGGTCGAGGAGCCGATCGACCTCGAGGAGCTGGCCCTCGACCTCGAGGAGCCGGCCCCGGCCAACGAGACGCCCGAGGAGCGCAAGCGCCGGCATGCGCGGATCCGCCAGCGGCGCAAGCGTCGCCGCGATGAAGCGGCCAAGCAGCGCGCCGCAGCGGTGCCGGTGACCTTCGAGGCCTACAAGGGCCCGCAGGCGGATCTCGCGCTGATCTGCGAGCTCGGCGGCTTCGAGGAGCAGGCCGAGGCCATCACGCTGATTTTACGCAACGTCGCGGACCTCGCCCGCCGTGACAGTCACGCTTTCGAGCAGTTCGTCAGCATCCCGTCACGCAAGGAGGCGCAGCAGTGAGCGATTGGATCAAGGTTTTCAAGGTGGCGCCGCATGCGGTGCTGATGGCCGTCAACGAGGCCGCGCGCGGCGTCGATTGCTGCGCGGTGCGCCTCGAGGGGCGGGTTTTCGGCGCCAAGGGCGAAGCGATGAAGCTGTTCCCTACGCCAGCGGCCGCCGCCGAGTTCTTCGACGCCTACGACCAGGAGGCCGCCGAGGCCTGGTGGCGGGAGCTGAATGCGCGGGTGGTCGAGGAGTTCGAGGGGTATGCCGATCGGCTGCTGCACGGCGCTGGCGGTCCTGCTCCGTTGGGGTTGTTCCATGCCTAGCGAAGCCGATCGGGTCATCGACATGCAGCTCGACATTGGCGCGGCCTTCATGGATGCCCGCGCCCGCCGGTGTGATGCCGTGGCCCTTGGCAATCGCTGGATCCGCTCGGGCTATAGCGAGTCGTCGGGGCTGTGCTCTGGCTGTGGTGGCCAGATCCACCCCGGACGCCTGCAGGCCGTGCCGACCGCGCACCGCTGCACCAGTTGCCAGGACAAACACGACCGCCAGGAGGCCGCCCGATGCAAACGCTAAGCCTCTCGCGCTATCCGCGCCCCGCAAAGCCCCGCCCGGCCCCGGTTACCTACTACGTGATCGACGAGCCGGTCGATCTGGCTCCGGTCGCTGCCGCCACTCGCCGGGTGCCGGCGGTGACGACGCACGATCGCGCCGTCATGCGCGACCTGGTGCTCGGTGCCTTCCTGGGGCCGCAGAACTTCCGCGAAGACGACGGCAAGCGGGTGGCGGCTTACACCATCGAAAACACTCGTGACGCCGTGCCGGCGCGGATCCTCGAGGAGCGGGCCGAGTGCCCGGTCGAGGGTGCGGAGCCGGGGCGCCTGCCTACCGCTTACGTCGCCGCCCTGGCGAAAGGAACCACGCGCGTGATCGCCAGCGAGACCCGCCCGAAGAAGAAAAGCAGCATCCCGCTGGGACCGCTGGCCTTTCAGGATGCCCGTATCGTCCGCGCGGTCGGCCAGCTCGCGCCGGAGCATCAGCACTGGATCCGCTACGCCTACGCCGACTCGCGGGCTTGGGATGACGAGGCCGGCGCCGTGGTGGCGCTGTGGGCGCGCTACGAGCCGCAGCTCGGCAAGGTGCAGGCGAAGACCAGGCAGAAGGCCAAGGGCCTGGCGCACCTCGCGGTGCAGGATGCGAAACGCTTCGTGAATGCCGGCAAGGAGCTGCACGCGGCCTGCCGCCTGCGCGAGCTGCTGGGCGTCTCGACGCCGAATTGGGACCAGCACTGGTGCCCGCGCTGGCAGGCGATGCGTAACGAGGTTTTCGCGATGGATCGGGACGCCCTGACCGCGCTCTGCAAGGAGCTGGCGGGTTTCCGGTTTGTGCTGATGGATCGGGGGCTGTGATGACGCCTTGCTCGCAGTGTGGTGGCCAGCCGGAGCGCCGCCTAGATCCGCAGACAGGCCGCAGGGTCTACGCCTGCCCGAGCTGCCGCCATCGGGGCGAGATCACCACATGCGAGCGGGGTGCGGCCGCCTCCTGGGAGCTGGTCAACGATCCCGATATGGATCGGCACACGTGCAAGGCGGCCATGCTGCCGCGTTACTTCGAGGCGGGCGGCAAGTGGGGTGCCCGTTGCCGTGGCTGTGGCCACGAGGTCGAGGGTTTCGGGAGCCTGCAGGGCGCCCGGGCCGGGTGGGCGAGGTCTATGCGGTAAGGCGCAAAAGAACAAAGGAGCAAAGGCGCAAAGGCGGATAAGCGAAAAAGGCGAAAAAGCCTATTGCGCAAAAGTAAGGGATAATGTCTAATAAGTGCTCTAATGCGATACATGCAAACCAAAGCCCCGCCACCGTGCGGGGCTTTGTCGTTTCTGCAGGTCGCAGCGCCCGCCGGGCGCATCCAATCTCCTCCGAATACTGACGCCATCAGTGTTCCTTTGCCCGCCACTGAGCGGGCTTTTTTATTCCTGGAGCGCCGCCGATGGATGCCCACAAGCTGCAGCCGATGGCGGATGCCGTCGCCGTCGAGGGCGCCAAGCTCGTGCCGCCGGCGATCCCGCTCGCTTTCTATGGTTTGACCCTCGAGAAGTGGCTGCTGGTCCTGCCGGCGCTGTATTACGCCGCGCTGCTGGCCGACCTGGTCGCCCGGCGCTGGGTCGTGCCGCTGTTCCGCATGTGGATCGGGCGCCGCAAGGAGCCGCGGCCATGACGCTGATCAAGCGCATCGTCGCGGCGGTGACGCTGTCACTGGCCGCCGCCGGCTTCACCGTCAACGAGACGGGCCTGCCGGCTCCGGTCGAGCGCGCCGCGATCATCGCCGCCCTGATGATCCTCACGCCGGAAATGGAAGGCACCGAGTTCGAGGCCTACCCCGACAGCGGCGGCGTCTGGACGATCTGCACCGGGCACACGAAGGGCGTTCGCCCTGGTGACCGGGCAACGCCTGAGCAGTGCGCGGCATACCTGCAGGGCGACCTCGGCGAGTCGGTCGACTACGTCATGCGCGCCGCGCCGAAGGCCTCGATCTGGCAAAAGATTGCCCTGGCCGACTTCGTTTACAACCTGGGGCGCACAGCGCTCGCGCGCTCGACGCTGCTGCGGCTGACGCTCGCCGGTGATTACGTCGCCGCCGCCGATCAGTTCCTGCGCTGGATGTTCGTTGCTGGCCGCGATTGCCGGCTCGCTGCAAGCAACTGCGGCGGCATCGTCGTGCGGCGGCAACTGCAGCGCACTCTCTACCTGGTGGGCTTATGACTCGACTTTATGGGCTGCTCGCGGTCGTCGTGATCGCTGGGCTGGCGTACGCGCTCGGCTGGCTCGGCGGCGCCGGCCACGAGCTCGATCGTGCAAAACAGCTCGAGACCAAGCAACTGCGCCAGGCCTTCGAGCAGGGCCAGGCGCTCGGCACCGTGCGCGACCGGGTGGTGACGGAGTACGTCGACCGGGTGCAGGTGATCGAGAAGCAAGGCAAAACAATCATTCAAAGGGTGCCCGTTTATGTCACGCCTGACGACGACTCTCGCTGTGCTGTGCCTGCTGGCTTTGTACGGCTGCACGACGCAGCCGCCCGCGCCGAGGATCTCGGAGCAGGCCCCGGCGCTGCTGATGCGAATCCCCCGGCCGCTGCAGCCCCTCCCTGACGGCGAGGTGCAGCTCTCGACGGTGGCCGCCACGGTCGCCGGCAATTACGGCGCATGCCATGCGAACGCGGCGCAGCTCGAGCAGCTGCAGGCGTATGTGCGGGAGCGCGAGAAGGTTTTTTCGGCCGCTCCGGCGCCCTGAGTTGGGTTTGCCGGCTCGGCCGTTATAACCCTTGGGGTAGCACTTCCCTTTCACCAGTTCATAAGGCAGCACCCGCATGACACCAGCAGAGAAGCAAGTCGAGACCAAGATCGCCAACCTGGGGCTATCGGCGCCGCGCATCACCCCGCAGCACATCGACGCCCTGGTCGAGTCGCTGACCTTCGACACCCACTACATCCCGGGCACGTCGTCGGTGGTGGCCACCTCGATTCTGCCGTCGGGCTTCACCGTGGCAACGGCCATCAGCGGTGCCGCATCGCACGAGAACAACGCGATCGCGCTCTGCATCGAGACCGCGATCAGCAAGTGCCGCGACGAGTCGCGTCGCAAGCTGTGGGAGCTCGAGGGCTATCGCCTAAAGCAGACCATGCACGAGATCCGCGAGGACGTCGGCCGCAACGCGATCGCGCAAGCGCGCGCAACGCTCAAGGCTTCGCCGGCTGCTGATGCTGTCGATGCGCCCTGCTGCATCGGCCCGGCCTGCACCTCGGCCTGTGGGTCCTCCCCACGGGGGTGACCCCTCACGGGTGTGAAACTCGCGGGATTCGCGCGGGTTTGGATCCGCGAGTCGGGTCCGTTCTTCCTTTCTCGAGGCCCTGCCGGCCTGCATCGCTCGGCTGACCCCGCAGCCAGTCACGGCGGGGCCTCGACCCTATTCCGCAGAGGATCAAAACCGCATCAGTTCAAAAGGACTTATGCGGTTTTGCGCTTTTGTTCCTTGGCTCCTTTGGTCCTTTCTCCCCATGGGCAAGATCGTCAGCAAGAAGGAACTCGGCGAGCTGATCGGCAAGTCGCCGCGCTGGATCTCGAAACTGATCGACGACGGTCTGCCGGTTTCCGGTGGCGGTGGTCGTGGCGTCGAGGTGCAGATCGACAGCGAGGCGGCGATCGAGTGGCTGATCGCCCGCGCCGTTCGCCAGGAACTCGGCGACGACGCCGAAGACGAGGAGGGGCTCGCCTCTGCCTCGACCGAGGATCGCCTGCTCAAGCGCGCGCGCCGCGAAAAGCTGCAGCTCGAGATCGACCAGACGCGCGGCCGGCTCCTGCCTGCCGACACCGTCTCGCAGATCCTGGTCAGCGTCGCGGCCGTTTATGCAACTCAACTCGACGCGCTGCCTAGCCGCTGCGCTGCCGATCTGGCGGTGATCGATGACCCTGCCACCATCCGAGCTCGAGTATTTGAAGAAACGCGGCGTATCCGCGCAGCTACTGCCGACCGCCTCGAACGTCGCGCACGCGAGCTCGCTGCGGACGTTGACCACCTCGATCAGCTACGCGGCGAAGATGGTGCAGGCGCCGCCGCCGAGGACGGCTGACCAGTGGGCGGCCGACAAGCGGATCATGCCACCGAGCGCGCCGATCCCCGGCCCGTTCAATCCTGACACGAACCCCTATATGCGCCCGGTCGCCTGGGCGTTCGCGCAGCCCTGCTTTTCCCGCGTGACCTTCGTCATGGGCACGCAGATGGGCAAGTCGGTGACGATGGAAAACATCATCGGCCATCGGCTCGACGAGGATCCGACGCCCTGCCTGTACGTCGCTCCGACCAAGCCGCTGATCGATGGCACGGTCGAGCCCAAATTCATGGCCATGTTCGGCGAGTGCGAGTCGCTCGCGGCGAAGTACGAAGGGCGCAGCACGAAAACGGTCAAGTGGCTGGGCGGTACCAAGTTCCGTTTCGCCTGGGCCGGCTCGCCGACCGAGCTCGCCGCCGACGCTGCCGGCCTGGTGATGGTCGACGAGGTCGATCGCATCGTAAACACCGGCGAAGGTGACACGACCGAGATCATCGAGGCGCGGGGCGATGCCTACGCCGACTCGAAAATCGGTTACACCGCCACGCCCACGCACGGCAAGATCGAGCGCCGCCCCGACGAACGCACCGGCCTGTGGCATTGGGTCGTCGCCGAGGCGAAGAAAGTCGGCTCGAAGGTCTGGCAACTCTGGCAGTCGGGCACCCGCCACGAGTGGGCGGTACCGTGCCCCGAGTGCGGCGAATACTTCGTGCCCTGGTCGGGCCTGCTCTGGTGGCCCGGCAAAGGTTCGGCCGAGGAGTGCACGCCCGACGAGGCCTTCAAGCATGCGCGGCTGACCTGCCCCTGCAATGGCTGCATGATCGAGGACAAGTGGCGGCCCTGGATGAACGCCCGGGGCGTGCCGGTTGCCCCTGGCGAGTCGATCAGCAAGAAGGGCGAGATCCTCGGCACCGCTGACACGGCCGGGTTTACCCATTACTCGATATGGGTCTCGGGCCTGTGCAGCTTCGCCGTCAAGAAGTCCTACGGATTCCTTGCCAAGAAGCTGCTGGCCGCCCTGATCGATGGCGACCCGGCCAAGCTGCTGGCCGTCTACAACACGGGTTTCGGCGAGTGCTACGCCGAGGCGGGCGACGCCCCCAGCTGGGAGGAGGTTCGCGCGCAATGCTTCGGCTATGCCGCCGCCGAGCTGCTGCACGAGCCCCTGCGGATCTACTGCACGATCGACGTGCAGAAAAACCGCCTGGTGTACGTCGTGCGCGCCTGGTTTTCCGGCCTCGGCTCGATGCTCCTCGAGCACGGCGAGCTATGGGGCGAGACCGATCAGGATGCCGTATGGGACCAGCTGTCCGAGCTGATCGACACCGAATACGGTGACGGTCACGGCATCAGCCTTACCGGCATCGATATCGGCTATCGCGACGACCAGGTTTACAAGTTCATCAACGAGCACAAGGGGCGAGCCATCGCCCTGCGCGGCCGGGAGAAGCTCGACAAACCGTTCCGCAAGGAGCTCGTCGAGCAGGACAAGAAGGGCAAAACCCGCAAGCGCGGCGATGCCCGCTGGGCGTTCGATTCGCCCCTCGCAAAGCGCTGGGTGCATAGCCGTTTCGGCCGACCGGATACCCGGCCCGGCTGGTGGCTGCTGCATCAGCAAGTCACCGACGACTACTGCAAGCAGCTAGTCGGCGAGGAGTGGCGCGAAAGCGAGGGGCGTTTCCACCAGGTCGGCGAAAACCATTACCTCGACTGTGAGGCGATGCAGTACATCCTCGCCCTGCGCGACAAGCTGCAGCGCCGCAAGGTCGGCGCCCTGACCCGTGCCGAGCTCGTCGCCCTGGTCAAGGGTGGCCAGCCCGTTGCGGATCCGCAGCCCGCGCCGGTGGATGCCGACCAGGAGGAGGGCGACGACACCCCGCCACCTGCGCCCCGGTCGCCAGCCCCTGCAGAGCCACCGAAGCCACGGGCCAAGGCCCGGCCCCGCGTGAAGATCATTCGCAAATCACCCCGGTGACCCATGGAACCGACCACCCTACACGCCGGCGACTCGGTCGCCTGGTCGCGTGACGTGCCCGCCTGCCCGGCTGCTGACGGCTGGGCGCTGGTGTACGTATTCAGCGGCCCCGAACGGCACGAGGTCGCGTCGATCGCCGCTGCCCCGTACCGCGTAGAGCTCTCGGCCGGTACCACGGCAACGTGGGCGCCAGGCCTCTACCGCTGGGTCGCGCTGGCCGCCAAGGGCGACGAGCGCCTGACGGTGGCCAAGGGCACGCTGCAGGTCGACCCGAACCTCGCCACGGCCGAGCCGAGCGACGTGCGCAGCCACGCGCAGCGCATGCTCGCCCTGATCGAAGCCGCGCTCGAGAAGCGGATCCCCAAGGACCAGCAGAGCTACGAGATCGACGGCCAGCGCCTTGACCGGATCCCGATCGAGCGACTCAACGAGTTGCGCCTGCAGTACCGCCGCGAGGCGGCGCGCGAGCGCAACCTCCGATGGCCACTCGGCCGCCCGGTGCATTTCATTCTGAGGTAAGCCTATGAACCCGCTACGCCGCGCCCTGGCGCGCCTGGGCTGGGGTGGCGCGCGCACGCCTGCCGCCGATGCCAGCACCGCACGGCGGGAGCCGACCGTCGGCCGTCGAGGCTTCAAGATGGCCAGCGGTGGCGGGCTAACGAAGGCCTGGTCGCGCCGCTCGAGTGGTGCCGATGCCAACCAGCTGATTTATGGCGACCACGAGACGCTGCGACAACGCGCCCGCGAGCAGTCGATCAACGCCTCGCCGCTCAAGCGCTTCTATCGCCTGCTGCGGCAGAACGTCATCGGCCCTTATGGCATCCGCCTGCAGTCCAAGGCCGTGCTGCCCGATGGCAAGCCCGATCGCATCACCCGCCGGCTGATCGAGAAGGAATGGGACAAGTTCTGCCGAAAAGGGCAGTTTGACGTTACCGGGCGTTATAGCTTCGTGACGTTCTGCTGGCTGTGGATCGAGACCCTGGCCCGCGACGGCGAGGTGCTTGTGCGCCTGCTGCGCAACTGGCCGAACCGTTGGGGCTTCGCGGTGCAGATCCTCGAGGCCGATCGGCTGGATCTCAACCTTAACCAGGAGCTCGACAACGGCAACCGCATCCGCATGGGCGTCGAACTCGACGCCTGGGAGCGCCCGGTCGCCTACTGGCTGCTCAAGTACCACCCCGGCGACGTCTATCACGGCCCGGTCGAGGAGAAGTACGAGCGGATCCCGGCCGACGAGCTGATCCATAGCTTCGACCCGTGGCGCCCGCACCAGGTGCGCGGCTTCACCTGGACCCATGCCGCCGCGCTGGATCTGCACCACCTCGAGGAGTTTCGCCAGGCGACGCGGATCAAGGCCGAGCATGCGGCCAAGATCACCGGCTTCTATGAGCCCGACGCCGAATGGCTCGACCCGCCCAACGAAGACGAAGACGACGTCGGGGCGATCTACGAGGAAGTCGAGGCCGGTACCGCCCGGGCGTTGCCCTACGGCTACAAGTACCGCGAGCTCAACCACAACACGCCCGGGAGCGACTTCGCCCCCTTCGTCAAAGACACCCTGCGCAGCGCCGCCGGTGGCCTGGGGCCGAGCTACAACCGACTCTCGAACGACCTCGAGGGCGTGAGCTTCTCGAGCCTGCGCGACGGCACGCTTGACGAGCGCGACTTCTACAAGTGCGTGCAGGAGCTGGTCATCAGCGAGCTGCTCGAGCGCCTCGGCGAAACCTGGTTTGAGTGTGCCCTGCTCAAGGGCGCTTTGCGGATCCCGCCCCGGGATCTGGCTCGCAGCAGCGAGCAGGCCTGGCAGCCACGCGGCTGGGATTGGGTCGACCCGCTGAAAGACAGCAAATCGGCCACCGAGTCGATCGGCAACCGCACCAAATCGCGCAGTTCGTACATCCGCGCCAATGGCGACGACCCCGACGAGATTTTCGCCGAGCTGGCCGACGAGGCCGAGCGCCTGCGCGAGCTGGGTCTGCTCGCTGAACCCCAACCAACCGAGGAAACCGACGATGCCAAACCCGACGGCACCGACGACGAATAGCGGCGCCCCGGCGCCCGTTCTGCGGCAGATCGAGGGCAAGCAGCTGCAGCGCTCGCTCGCCGTCGATCTGTCGACCATCGACAAGGAGGCCCGCACCGTCGAGGTCGCGGTTTCCAGCGAATACCCGGTGCGCCGGTGGTTCGGCATGGAAGTGCTCGACCACTCCGACGAGGCGGTCGATCTGACCCGCTTGCGCGCCGGCGCGCCCTTCCTGCTGCAGCACAACAGCTGGAACGGGCAGATCGGCGTCGTCGACGAGGCCTGGCTCGACAGCGATCGGAAGTTGCGCGCCCGGATCCGCTTCTCGCGCAGCGAGCGCGCCGAGGAGATCTGGCAGGACGTGATCGACGGCATCCGCCGGAATATCTCGGTCGGCTACATCCCCGTCGAAATGGTCCTCGAGCGCAGCGAAAACGGCCTCGATCACTACCGCGTCACCCGCTGGGAGCCCTACGAGGTTTCCAGCGTTTCCGTGCCCGCCGACCCGACCGTCGGGGTAGGGCGTTCCGCCCCTGAAACACCCATACACACCATCACCATTCGAGGTATCGAAATGCCCCAGCCGAACGACCCGAACGACGGTCAGCGCAACACCCCGACCGCCACCAACACCAACGGCACCGACCAGGTCGCCCTCGAGCGTCAGCGCGTGGCCGACCTGATGGCCCTCGGCGAGCAGTTCCCGGCGCACCGCGCGCTGGCGTCCGAGGCCATCACCGCCGGTCACTCGGTCGACCAGCTGCGCGCGCAGCTGCTCGAGCGTCACAAGCCTGTCGCGACCAGCACCCCGCCGGCCAAGCCTGGCGCCCGTGAGCTGCCGAAGTTCACGAATGACGTATCGGCTCGCGGCATGGGCCTGAGCGAGAAGGAAGTCGGCGAATATTCGCTGATGCGCGCCTTGAACGCCGCCGCCGAGAACGACTGGAGCAAGGCGGGCCTCGAGCGCGAGGTCAGCATCGCCCTGGGCGACCACCTCAAGAAGGAAGCGCGCGGTTTCTACGTGCCGCACGACCTGCTGCTCGAGGGCTACAAACGCGGCATGAGCAAGGGCGAGGCCGGCAAGGGCGGCGAGCTGGTGGCCACTGACCTGCGCCTCGACCAGTTCGTCGACATCCTGCGCAACCGCACCGTAATGGCCAAGCTGGGCATGCGCATGCTGGGCGGCCTGGTGGGCGACCTGGACATTCCGAAGAAGCTCAACGGGAGCAACTTCTACTGGCTGGGCGAGGGCGAGAACGTCACCCCGAGCGACTTCGACCTGACCACCATCCCGCTGTCGCCGAAGACCATCGCCGGCGCGATCCCGGTCACCCGCAAGCTGCGCAAGCAGGCCAGCCGCTCGATCGAATCGCTGATCATCAGCGACCTGGTCGACGGCATCGGCGTGGCCATCGACCTGGCGCTGCTGACCGGCACCGGCGTCGACAACCAGATCCTCGGCCTGCTGAACATGGCCGGCGTTCCGACCCTCAACTTCCCGAGCACCGGGATCGATTGGGATACGGTCGTCAACATGGAAAGCAACACGGCGACCTTCAACGTCGACAGCGGCTCGCTGGCCTACCTGACCAGCATGACGCAGCGCGGCATGGCCAAGAAGAAGGAAGTCTTCGCCGGTACCGGCGAGCGCCTGTGGGGCAAGGACAACGAGGTCAACGGCTACCGCGCCGAGGCCACCAACCAGATGCCGGCCGACAAGTGGGTCTATGGCGACTTTTCGCAGATGATCCTCGGCATGTGGGGCGTGCTGGACCTCAAGCCCGACCCGTATGCCCTGGCAGGCAGCGACGGCCTGATGCTGCGCGTGTTCCAAGACGTCGACGCCGGCATCCGCCGCAAAGAGGCCTTCTGCATCGGCAACAAGGCAGCAGGCTAACCGAACCTGAAAGCGGGCAGGTAGGGGGCTCCGGCCCCCGATTTTGACCGCATCACAAGGAACCAACCCCATGAGCAAGCAACTGCCCACGAGTTACATCGTGGTGACGCTGCTCGGCCTGAGCGTGCACGGCGAGTTTGTACCCGCCGAAACCACGCTCGAGGTCGACCGCGCGCTGCGCAATGACTGGATCGGCTCGAAGCTGGCCCGCGACGCCACCGACGAGGAGGTCGCCGCCTATCGCGTCGAGCAGGGCGACGACGGCCTCGACGACCTGGACGAGCAGCGCACCACCCTCGAGGCCGAAATCGAGCGCCTGCAGGCGCGCAAGAACGAGCTGGCCGGTGATCTCAAGGCGCTGGAAAGCGACCTCGAGGAGTTCGGCAAGCGCCGCGATGTTCTGACCGCCGAAGTGGCCGAGCTGGAAAAGGCCAAGGCTGCCGCCGAAAAGCCGGTGACGCCGGCTAAGTCGAAGTGATCGGCGCCGACGACCTCGACGTGCTCTACGACCCCGACGAGTTCGGCTGCACCGTGCAGGTGATCGAGCCGGGGCGGGAAGCGCGCACGGTCAACGGCATGCTGGGCGCGCCGACCCGCTCGGGTCGGCAGTACCGCTCGGGCGTGGATCCGAACGCGGCGAACCTGCGGGTGAGACCCGACCAGGTGCTGCTGCAGATGGCCACCTCGGCGGTGCCGCAGGACCGGACGGCGAAGATCGTCGTCGACGGGGTCGAGTACTCCGTCGGCAACGTCGAGCCGCTCGGGCGCCTGCGCTCGCTGTTAACCCTCGTGCCGTATGGCAACCGAGCAGCACCTGCAGGGGAGCGGGGCAGATGGCAGGCTTCGAGCTGAACTTCGAGGTGGACGGCTGGGCGTCGGTCGACAAGGCCATCGCCGATATGCCGCGCCGCCTCGACCTGGCCGCCGCCCGCGCCTTGCGCAAAACGGCGCTGTGGCTGCGCACGCACAGTTCGAGGGAGATCTCCCGCGAGCTGCGCATCACACAGAGCCCCATCCGCCACCGTTACCAGATCCATAGCCGATCCACCGCCAAGGAGGTGAAGCTGTGGGTCGGTCTGCGGCCGATCAGCGTGCATTACCTGGGCACGCCCAAGCAGACCCCGACCGGCGTCGCGGTCGGTCATCGCCAATACGACGACGCCTTCATATCACCGATGCGATCGACGCAGCGCCTGGTTTTCCGGCGCAAGGGCCGCGAGCGCCTGCCGATCGAGAAGGTCACCGAGGATTGGGAAGGCGAAGGCCTCGGCGCCCTCGAGCGCTGGGAGCGCCGCGCCACCAATCGATTCATGGAACTGTTCGAGCAGGAGGCCCGCTATGTCCTCGAGGCCGCTTAATCAGCTGTCCGACCTGTTCTTCGCCATCGGTGACGCCGTCCACGCTGCTGGGCTGGGCGTCAGCGTGGCCAATTACGAGGAGTTCGACGGCAAGGTCGGCGATGCCACCGTGCTGATCGAGCTCGAGCGCACCACCCCGGCCATCCGGCACAACGACGGGCGCTACGTGCACGACGTCAGCGTCACCCTGCACGCGGTTGTGGCCCGGTGGCGCAAGTACGCCAACCTCGAGGCGATCAACCTCGCGACCGCCCTCGAACGCCTGGCCGACTGCAATCGTTGGGGCTTTCACGGGCGCCAGTGCAACTACCCCGAGGATCTGCACAGCGGCCCCTCGATATTCCAGCGCGGCGCCGAAGGTTACGACGCCTGGGGCGTCACCTTTCGGCAGCGTCTGGCGATCGGCGAGGTCGAGCCCGAGCCGACCCTCAATATCGCCCCGCTCGTGGCCTTTGGCTGGCGGGTGGATTCTGACGACCCAGCGAGCTACGAGCCCCTCGAGGTGTAACGATGTTCGACGCCATTCTGCGGATCCACCTGGCGCCGCTGATCGAGCGTCTTGCCGAACTCGAGACGGAAATCGAAGACCTGCGCCGCCGCGCCGAGAATCACAACCGCATCGGCACCGTCGCCGCCGTGGATCCGGCGGCCGGGCGCTGCCGGGTGAGCCATGGCGAGCTGCTGTCGCCGTGGATCCGCTACTTCAACCCCAGCGCCGGCGAGGTCAGCGAGACGCGCCACCCGAGCGCGGGCGAGCAATGCCTGCTGATCAACTTCGGCGCCGGTGACGGCAGCGCGCAGAGCGTGGCCCTGACGGGCATCCCCTCGGGCGCCTTCCCGCCGGTCTCCGATCGCGGCGAACTGCACCGGCGCACCTATCCCGACGGCGCCGAAAGCACCTATGACCACGCCGCCCACGCGCAGGCCTGGGAAAACGGCCCGACCACGATCAAACACGACCGCGACGGCATCGAGCTGCTGAGCAATGGTTCCGGCATCCGCATCGATGCCAGCGGCGTGCACCTGGTCGGCCCGCTCGTCGATCACGACGGCAAGAACATCGGCAAGGATCACAAGCACCTGAACTCGGGCGGCCCGAGCACTGGCGGGGTACCTGAATGATCGGCATCGACCGCGACACCGGCGCCACCGTCGACGACTGGCCCGCCTTCGTGCAGCGCGCGACCCGCGCCCTGACGACCCCGCTCGGCACCCGCCAGAAACGCCCGCTGTACGGCTGTCGCCTGCCCACCAGGCTGGGCAAGAACCTCGGCGATCGCCTGCTGATCCTCGCGCAGGCCGACGCGGCCGAGGCCTTTTACAACGAGGCGAACGGCATCGGCGAGTTCGTGCCGGAGGCGATCGTCGCCACCCGCGAGGGCGCCGGCCTGCGGCTGCGCCTGGCCGGTACCTGGCACAACCGAAAAATGACGTTTGAGGTGGTCACGTGAGCATGCTTATTCCGGGGCTCAACCAGCTGGCCGAGCCCGAGATCGTCAAGGTCGAAACCTTCGAGACGCTGCTCGCCGAGTTCAAGGCCGAGGTGCTGGCCTACGTGCAGGCCCGCGACCCCGAGAAGGCCGCGCGCCTGGCCGTGGCGCTGGATAACGACAGCGACCTGCTGGCCATGATGCTGCAGGCCTTTACGCTGCGCCTGCAGGGCCACGAGCGCAAATACAACGCCCGCATCAAGCAGATGCTGGCATGGTGGGCCGAGGGCTCGAACCTCGACGCCCGTCTCGCCGATATGGGCCTCGAGCGCCGGGTCATCAGCGAAGGCGACGAGAACGCCTTTCCGCCGGTACCGGCCGAGCTCGAGCCCGACGACGAGGCGCGGATCCGCTACTACCTCGCGCCGCACGCGCCGGCCGCCGGCTCGCGCCTGCAGTACCGCCGCGAGGCCATGACCCTGGGCGAACGCGCGCAGGTCACGGTCGAATCGAATGCCGCTGGCCAGGTGGTCGTCACCTACACCTTCGCCCCCGACGGCTTCGCCGCGCAGGTCAAGGATGCCCTCGCCCGCCGCACCGCGCCGGGCGAGGTGGCGGTCACTGTGCTGGCCCGTGAGGGTGACGGCGCGCCATCCGAGGCGCTGCTCGATGCAGAGCGCGCTCACTTTGCGCGTGAGGACGTGGGGCCGGAAACGGACCTGGTCACCGTGCAAGGCGCCGAGATTGTGCGGTACCGGATCCGCGCGGTGGTTTACATCAACACCGGCCCCGATGCGCTGCTGACCCAAGCCCAAGCCGAGGAGGCCCTGCAGGGCTACGCCAGCGAGCGCCATCGTCTGGGTGGCTATGTGGACCCTAGTCGCATCGATTACGTGCTGCACGCCGCAGGAGCGGAGCGCCTGCAGCTGCTCGAGCCGCTGGCGGCGATCGAGTGCGGCGCACACCAGGCGCCCTATTGCGAGGGCATCGAGATCGAGGTGCGCACGCTATGAGTGACGACGCAGGCGTTCGCGCCACGCTGCTGCCGCCCAATAGCTCGCTGCTCGAGCGCGCGGTCGACCTGACATTCGCCGCCCTGCTCGAGCGCATCGAGCCCCCCTTCCCTGAGCTGATGAGCCCGCCGGCGACGCCGGTCGACTTTCTGCCTTATCTGGCCGCCGATCGCGCGGTGATCGGCTGGGACTCGACCGCCGCCGAGGCCGACAAGCGCGCCGCCGTGTTGGCCAGTTGGCCGACCAAGCGCCTGGCCGGTACCCGAAAGGCGCTGCGCCTGGCGATGGAGACGACCGGTTTCGTCCCGCGCTTCGTGCCCTGGCATGAGTCGGGCGCCGCGCCCTACACGCTGCAGATCGTCGCCACCAGCGAGCGCAACCAGACCGCCGCCGACTACGTGAACCTTGGTCACCGTATCGGCGAAGCCAAGGCCGAGCGTGACGTGATCGAGATTCGCATCGAAAAGCGGATCCCGGTCGCGCAGCGCTTACGGCTCGCGCAGTTCGTGCAGCAGGCCGGCACGCTGGCGGTGATGCCTGAGCCGATCCGAGTCGAGACGCCGCCCGTGGTGATGATCATCGGCACCGCGCTGCAGAGCGCCCGCGTCTGGACCCTGCGCACCATGACCGCCGTCACGGCAACCCCTTTGCGGCAGTACGCCGCCGGCGTTTTTCGCGCCGCCACCCTTTACCGTATCGAGGCTATCGATGGCTAACTTCCCCGGCTTGAAAATGACCGCTGCCGGCCGCGAACTGCAAGCCAAGGCGCAGACCGGCCAGCCCCTGAAATTCACGCGCGTGGCGCTGGGCGATGGCCTGCCGCCGGCTGATCCTGACGCCCTGGTCGCCCTGGTCAACGAGTGCCAGACGCTGTCGATTCAACGGCAGGAGGTGCCCGGCGACGGAACCGCCGTGCTGCGCGTGATCATGACCAACCAGGGCGTGGCGACCGGCTTTTACATGCGCGAGCTGGCGACCTTCGCCGAGGATCCCGACACCGGCGCCGAGGTGCTGTACAGCTACAGCAACGCGGGCGACGAGTGCGACTTCCTGCCGGCCGAGGGTGCGGCGGTGGTGTGGGAGGGCATCTTCGACCTGGTAACCGTGGTCGGCAACGCCGAAAACGTCACCGCCGTCATCGACGATTACATCACCATCGCTCTGAAAAGCGAGGTCGACGCGCTGAAGCCCCGGCTGATGCCGGCGGGCGGCACCGTCGGCCAGATGGTCCGCAAGGCCAGCAACGCCGAGGGCGACGTCGAATACTTCGACCCCGAGCTCGACGGCTTCGACGTGCGCCTGACCAGCGTCGAGGAGCCGCGCACGGCAGTGGCCAATCAGCGCGTGTTCACGCTGCAAAAGACCGTTACCAACGGCCTGGCGGTCTACATCAACGGCGAGCGTCTGTCGCGTGAGTCGTGGACGGCCCTGTCTGCGACCCAGCTGCAACTCGACGACCCGCTGACCGCCGGCACCCGCGTGCTGTTCGTGAATAACGAGGAAGCCGGCCCCGGCCGCGCGCTGAACGTCAGCATGACCGGCCCGACGCTGGTCTATCCGGCCAGTTCGAACAGCTTCACCATCACCGACTTCGACAGCTTTTCGGTCTACAGCGCCGCCACGACCGTGGGCACCGTGACGCGTAACGGCGCCGCGCTGACGTTGGATATTCCGGCCGAGGCCCCCGAGGGAACGCTAGACCTCGAGGTCACCCGCGACAACGTGCGCGCGACCTATCGCATTGCGGTAGGCGCGGCGGCTATTGCGGCGCCGGAAATTCTCGCGCCGCTGGCCGGGGCCACGAATGTGACTTTTGAACCTGACCTGGCCGCCTCGGCGTTCGTGGTCTATCCGGCCGGCTACGACAGCCACGCCGCAACCCACTGGCAGGTTGCCCGCGATATCGGCTTTACCGATCTGGTATTTGATCAGCAGGGGGCGGACAACCTGACGGCGATCAGCCTCGCCGCTGCCGGCGTTCGCCTGGACCCGGCTACCCGCTACTACGTGCGCGCGCAGTACCACGGCGCGACGCTGGTATCGGCATGGTCGGCGGCGGTGGCGTTCAATACCGCATCGACCTATGTGCGACGCCCCAGGATTGTAAGTCCTACTGACGGACAGCAGAACTTCAGCGCCCAACAGCTTACTGCCGACGAGTTCAGCGTTTACGGAGGGGGCGACACGCATTTAGCCAGTCGCTGGCAATTATCCGCAGTTCCCGATTTTTCGACCGTGATAGTGGACAGCGGCTGGTCTGCAGCAGCTTTGCAGGCCTGGGCGCCATCCATCCAGCTGGATGCTGGCGCAAGATACTACGTACGCGTGGCCTACCGGGGTGCGTCAGTAGGGGACAGCGAATGGTCTCCCACGGTGTGGTTCGACGCAGCAACTCACCTGATAGGGCTCTACGCTGGCAGGGCCGGCGGGGGTACTGCCCGCATAGCCCATGCAGCTGCCGAGCTGAATGGCATGCTTTTCATCTGTGGCGGGTACGACTCAGCTAGAACAGGCAGCGCCCGATACCTCTCTGATTTGTGGTGTTACAACCCGGCAACAAATGCCTGGGCACAAAAGGCGTCGCTGCCTATAGGTCGAGCGTACGGGCAGCTGGTGAATGTTGATGGCCGCCTTTTTTATTACGCAGGCAAGGGGTACGCATACCCGCAAGATCGGCCAGTTGCGGAGCTGTACGAATATGACCCAAGCGCTGATCTCTGGATTACGCGCCGCGCGGGCTGGCCAGTTTATGAACATGCAGCCACGGCTTATCAAGGGAAGCTGTACTCATTTGGCGGCCACGATGGCAGCACCAATCAGGGAAGCATGCGGGTATACGATCCAGCCACCAATGTTTGGGAGACACTAAACACGTCGGGGCTGGATGCTCGGCGCGGAGGTACGCTCGTAGCCCTAGATGACAGGCTGTTTCACTTCTCGGGGGTCACTGCCACAAACAATACCTCTCCGGACCTATGGGAGCTGGACGTCGCCACCGGCATTTGGGCAAAGAAAGCCAGTGTTCCCATTGCACCGTATGGCACCTGTTCGGCTGAGTTTAACGGTCGCTTCTACGTGTTTGGAGGCGGGGTACTTACTACCGACGATGTGCGTTCAGCCGCTATGTATGACCCAGCGGTGGACGCCTGGTCGGAGTTCGCCCGCCTGCCGTCAGGGCGCTCCCAGGCAACTGCGGCGGCGGTTGACGATGCTGTGTACATCTATGGCGGACATGTTCACGGCTATGTCTCTAACAGCTTGCTACGCGTTAGATAAGGAGGCGACTTGTACAGACTCATCAGTTTCACAGCTGGCCAAGCGCGTATTGCTTGCGACACCCCGGCCTACGACTCGACGTTCAATGTTGTCGACGAAGCCGAGGCAGTAGCGATCTTGCTTTCACTAAACAAACCGGAAATGCTTGCCGAGCTGGCCGCATACCGCTTCGAATTCGAGACGGGCGGCTTGGACTTGCCCGGCGGCCTGCACATCCTGACCGACCGCGAAAGCCAGGCGCAGCTGTCGAGTGCCTTCGTGACGCTGCAATCGGGCCTCGTGCCCGACACGGACTGGAAAGCGGCCAACGGCTGGGAAGTGGTCACCCTGGAGCAGATCACGCCCATCGCCAAGGCGGTGGCGGCGCATGTGCGCGGTTGCTTCCGTGGCGAACGCACGGTGCAAACCGCCATCATGGCGGCCAGCACCATGGCCGAGATCGAGGCGATCGACATTCGCGGCCAGTTCGACGCGGCGTATGCCGAGGCGTTCGCCGAAGTGATGGCCCCGCCTGACCCGTCCGCAACGCCCGCCACCTAAACGCCCCGCCACCCGGGGCGTTTTCGTTTCTGACCCATGACAAGGAAAGCCACCATGAAAGAACGCGCCATTCTGGCCGGTCTGTTTTTGCTGTGCCTGGTCGCCGGGCTGTTCGCCACGCTGCGCATGGCCTGGTCGATCATCGCCAGCCCCGCGCGGGCGTGGAAGCTCTCGGTCGCCTTCGATCAGCTCGGCAACGCCGCCGCCAACGGGGACGAGGACGAGACGATCAGCTCCCGCGCGGCCAAGGCCCGCCGGGCCGGTAGGCGATGGGGCTGCGTGCTCTGCAGCCTGCTGGATCGCATCGACCCCGACCACTGCGAAAAGAGCATCGAGCACGACGAGGGAAAGCCGTATGCCGCTGATCCTGCTGCTGATCTGGTGGCCAGCGCTGCGCCGGCCGCCGCTGCCGTGGGCGATCGCTGACTGCCCACCGCCGGCCCTGCCGGGCCTGCTGCACACCTACCGCAACCCACCGCCGCGCAAGCGGTTTTTTTATGCCTGGAGCACTCCGCATGCCTGCACTTCGTAAGAACTACACCGTCCTCGTCGCATTCCCCAAGGGGGGCGGCCATTGGGCGAGCAAGGGCGAAAAGCTCGACCTGATGGACGTCGAGGCACAGCAGCTGCTGCGCGCCGGCCGCATCAAGCTGACCGCCACCGAAGCCGAGGCCGAGGCGCCCGCCGCCGCTGCCACCAAGAAAACCGCCGCTAAGGAGTAACCATGGCCGAGGTAACCAATTTCGAGCACAACGGCGTTTCGGTCGAGACGACCGAATCGCCCGAGGCAATGGGCGGGCTTGGCGATAACGTCGTCGGCCTGGTCGGTACCGCGCCGAACGCGGATATGAGCGTGCCGCGTAATGCGCCGTTCCGCATCAACAGCTACACCCTGGCCGCGCTGCTGGATCCGACCGGCGCCGAGGCGGGCACGCTCTACCAGGTGGTGCACCAGATCCTCAAGGTGGTGAAGGTGCCGATCTACGTCGTGGTCGTCGAGGAGGGCGCCCTCGAGGCCGACACGCTGAACAACGTGATCGGCGGCATCGACCTCGAGTCGGGCCAGAAAACCGGCCTGCAGGCGCTGACCACCTGCCAGGAGCTGCCGACCATCATCGGCGCCCCGGGCTTCTCCGACGCGCAGGCGGTGCACAGCGAGCTGGCCAGCCTGGGCAAGCGGATCCGCGCGCGCTTTGTCTTCGACGGGCTCGACGTGCCGGTCTCCGGCCAGGTGACCAACTCCGAGGGCATCGGCGGCGCCGAGCTGGGTTACGACCGGGGCTACATGGTCCACCAGATGCCGGCGGTCTACTCCAAGGCGGCCAAGGCCAACGTGTTCCTGCCGCCCTCGAGCCTGGCGATCGCCGCGCTGGCAGCGGTCAAACAGTGGGAAAGCCCGGGCAACCAGGTGACCTATGCGGCCGACGTCTCGCGGGTGGTCGAGTACAACATCCTCGACAAGTCGACCGAGGGCGACCTGCTCAACCGCTACGGCGTGAGCTACTACGCGCGCACCACCCTGGGCGGCTTCTCGCTGATCGGCAACCGCACGATCACCGGCAAGTTCATCAGCTACGTGGGCCTCGAGGACGCCATCACCCGCAAGCTGGTCAAGGCGGCGCAGAAGGTCATGGCCAAGAACCTGACCAAGTCGTTCATGGAGCAGGAGGTCAAGCGCATTGACGACTGGATCCAAACGCTGGTCGCCGACGAGACCATCCCGGGCGGCAAGGTGTACCTGCACCCCGAGCTGAACAGCGTCGAGAAGTACAAAAACGGCACCTGGTACCTGTGCATCGATTACGGCCGCTACGCGCCGAACGAGCACATGATTTACCAGCTCAATGCGTCTGACGCGATCATCGAAGAATTTCTGGAGGACGTCCTCTGATGTTTACCAACCGAGTGCGGCAGATCATCACGGCGACCCTGCAGGGTTTGCCGCTTAACGCCACCATCGAGGACTACGATCCGCCGGTGATCGAGTTCGATATGGAGGAGATGCGCGGCGGCCGCTTCATCGCCGAGGAGATGGCCACCGGCATGAAGACTCTGACCGGCAAGCTGACGCTGCAGGGCGTAGGCCTGCCGATCATGGCGGCCCTCGGCGTGAGCGGCGGCGATGACGTGCTACTGACCGTGCAGGAGGCCGGCGAGGACCAGGACGGCAACGAGTGGTTCACCTACCACGTGCAGGGCGGCAAGCTGAAAAAGCTCGAGGAGAAGACCCTCAAGATGGGCGACAAGCCGGTGACGGTACTCGAGATCGCCCTGCGCACCTACACGCGCCTCGAAATGGGCGTGCCGGTGATCGATATCGACACCCGCACGCAGAAAGTCGTCGTCAACGGCCGCGACCTGCTCAAGGGCGCCCGCCGCCTGGCCCTGATGGTCTGACCCGCCCCACCCTCGAACAGAGCCGCCTACGGGCGGCTTTTTCGTGCACGCAAGGAAACCCGCAATGACCTGGAAACCCGAACCGCACACGCTGCAGTGGCCGATCGCGGCCGAGAACGGCGAGAAGCTGACCACCATCGAGCTGCGCCCCTTCACCATCGCCGAATACCGCGTCGCGATGGACAGCGCCGGCGACGACGAAGACGACCAGTTCGAGGCCCTGCTGCTGCTGGCCACCGGCCTGCCGCAGGCGGTGCTCGAGGAGGTCAAGCGCCCCGACTACGTGACCCTGTCGACGCGGATTCACGAGTACGTGAACCTCCCGGCGTCCTACTTCCTGGGCAAAAAGCCCGAGGATCCCGACGACGCCCCGCTGCTGGTCCCGATCAAGGCCATCGGCCGCGAAGTGGATCGCCTGCCCCTGCAGGTGCCGGCGATGAAGGCGACCAAGGTCATGCGCAAGCTGAAAACACCAGCCGAGCGCGCCGACTTCATCAGCTCGCATTGCACCGGCCTGTCGCTGGTGGAAATCACCCGGCTGAGCCTGCCCGACTGGACGCAGCTACAGGGGCGCCTCAATGATTTTTTGAACAAACCGGCGGACTTCTTTCAGAGCGCGACGTCGACGTGATCTGCGACGTGGTGCCCCTCGTTTACCACGTGAGCGAGGCGGAAATTCTGGAGTGGGACGCCGGCAAGGGCTTGCGCCGGTATGAACTGGCGATCGCCCGGCTGGGTGTGAACAAGGGGTAGCGCATGGCTGAGTCGAAGTATTCCCTGCGGCTCGCCGCGATCGATGCTTACTCGAAGACCTTCGGCGACTTCGGCAAGAAGGCCGACGAGCTGCAGGAGCAAGTCAAGGAGCAGCGCGCCGAGCTGGACAAGCTCAACCGCACCGCCCGCGATGCGGACGGCTACGCCAAGCTGACCGAGAAGGTCGAGAAGACCACCACCGCGCTGCAGGCCGCCCGGGCGGAGCAGAGCCGGATCGGCCGCGAGCACCAGCAGGCGACGGCGCAGGTCGATCGCCTGTCGCAGGAGTATGGGCAGGCCTCGGCCACCCTCAAGGCGCTGGAAGCCTCGACGGAAGCCACCACGGCGCAGGTCAGGACGGCCCGCGCCGAGCATGCGCGCCTCGGTCGCGAGCTGAATGCGGCCACGGCATCGGTCAAGAAGCTGGACGGCGCGCAGGATCGCAACACCGCCAGCGTTCGCACGCTCGAGGCGGCGCAGCGATCGGAGCGCAACGAGCTGCAGCGGCTGCAATCCGCGCTGACCGGCGCCGGTGTAGATACCGGCAAGCTGGCCAGCGAGCAGAAGCGCCTCGAGGCGGCGACCGAGCAGGCCAATGCGGCGCTGCTCGCGCAGCGTGCGAGGCTCGATGCGGTGCGCACGGCGCAGGGCAGGATCGAGGCCAATCGCGGCGCCCGGGCGGATCTGCGCGGGCAGATGGTCGAGACGGCGGCCGTCGCCTACCTGGCGGCGAAGCCGGTCTCGCAGGCGATGGATCTCGAAACGGCGATGGCCGACGTTGCCAAGGTGGTCGACTTCGAGGGCAATCAGCGCAAGGAGATGGCGCAGGCCAACCTTCGCATGGCGTCCGAGCGAGTGATTGCTGCAGGCGGCCTTACAGCTGTCGACCTGGCGCAGATTGAGGCTTCGGCTGGCCAATCTGGCGTCGGCGAGGGGCTGGATTCTGCCGCCAAGCAAGCAGAGATCCTCGGTTTTACGCGTGATGCGGCGGTCATGGCGTCGGCGTTTGGCATGGAGGCCCGCGAAGCTGGCGAGACAATGGCCGGCTGGCGTGCGTCGATGAATCTCGACCAGGCCGGCGCGATGAATCTCGCGAACGCCTCGAACCACCTGAGCAATAGCGGATTCAACGCCAAGGCGGCGGACATTGCTTCGGTAACGAAGCGCTACGGCGCAATCGGCCAGGCCTCTGGTCTGGCGCCTGAGCAAAGCGCCGCGCTGGCGACGGCGCTGCTTAACCCGGGCACCGAAAAGGAAGTCGCTGGCACGGGCTTCAAGAACTTCTTGGCAGCACTGACCAAGGGCTCGGCGGCGACGAAGGGGCAGCGCGAGACCTGGGAGGCCCTCGGCTTCGATCCCGAGGAGCTTGCCGCCGGCATGCAGCAAGATGCTCCAGCGGTCATCATGGAGGTGCTGCAAAAGCTGAAAGAGGCGCCGGAGGAGGAGCATAGCGCCCTCGCCACGCAGTTGTTCGGCTCTGAGTCGATCGGCGCCATCATGCCGCTGCTGCAAAACCTCGGCGCAGTGGAAAAGGCGTTTACCACGGTAGGCGACAAGGCCGCTTACAGTTCGTCGATGATGGACGAAGCGAACGGCGTGGCATCGACCTCGCGCGCGGGGTGGAACGCCTTTACCGCCAAGCTGACCCGGCTCTCAACGACCGTTGGCACAGCCATGCTGCCGGCCTTGGATGCCGTACTGGTGCCCCTTGGCGCACTGGTCGACCTGGTGAGCGATGCCGCCGATAGATTCCCCGGAATAACTCGGTCTGTGGCAGTGCTCGGGGGTGGCCTGGCCGCGCTCAAGGTCGGCGCGCTTGGCCTCAAGTTCGCCGGCCTGATGGCTGGCCAGGCCTTCAACAGGGCCGGGCTTGCCCGCGCCAAGTTGGACGCCAACACCGCCCGCACGGCCGTCGCGGCTGACGGCGCCGTCGTGCGCCTCAACGCGGCGATGGCACGCCTGG